ATTGCACACAGCAGTCTAATTTGAATTTCCTTTGAATGCTCATTCGGATTAAATTTAGGCGTCACGGTAAATTTCGTCCCCGTAAACACCCTGCGCAACTTTGGCTCTACTCGCTTTATGTCAAACCTGTGTATAATTCTTCCAATATGCCAGAAAAAAACATTCTCTGTTCGATCTTTCCGTTTAGGTGTTGCTGACAGACCACACCTGTATTTGGCCGTAAATCTAGGTACAACCCTACTCCACGTAGGCGACGAAATTCTATGCACTTCATCACTGATAACCAATCCAAAATACTTCCACATGTCCTTTGGGTATTTGTCCTTGCGCTTTGCCAATGACTGGATCATGGCGATTGAAATATCATAATCGTCTCCATATTCACACCTGTCCTGTTGAATTACTCCTACACGAGCCTCAGGCGCAAACTGTTCTATCCTTTCCTTCCATTGTTCTGTTAAAAATGATTTCTGGACAACCACTATGCATTTGCATCTTATCCTTAGCCACAAAGCAATTCCCATTACCGTTTTCCCAGTTCCGGGAGGTGCCATAACAACACCGCCCAATCCTCCACCTTGGTAATCCTTATAACAAGTGGCTACAGCTTTCTCCTGCTCAGGTCGCAACTCTCCCGCGAAAACAACCTCGTCTTTTACAGCATCCCCCGTAGCCATCTTGTCCACAATCTCATATTCTCGCGTCTTTGATTGATCAAAGAATCCACGGGGGATACCTATTCTGCCGCCTTCGATTTGATACAAGCGTATCGGAGGAATTATATCGTCCTGATGTTCACTCGTTCGCCGTGGCTGTACTGTCAGTTTTCGCTGTAATCGTGGAAGTTTTTCTTCCGGATATTCATTAAGAGATAGCCATGCCCAATCTGATAGCTCCACTTTCATATTGGTTCAATCCAAAACTATTTATATGTTGCTTCACGTTCTCACACATACGGTACATCATCATCTCCGCCCTCATCCTTGCCCGAGGATGAGGATGAACCTGAATTACTGTCATCCATCCCAACACCCAAAGCCCTCATCTCATCAAACCCGATAGGCTCCAAGATCTTCTTGTACTCAAACGGCTCCGGCGAATATCTCTTGCCATCAAGCCTAGATGTGTATTTGAATTCATCCGAATTGATGTCCACATATCCCTTGAAAGCAAACATGTTTCCAATATTCGGTGCTTTTCCTGACGTCCTGCTGACAGTGAATTTTGCATTCACCAGAGTCTCGTACTCACGCTTGAGCTGCTTTACCAGCTTGAGGCTTTCCATTTTCAAAGGATAAAGATACGGCAGGTTCTTTATCTCTTTACCATCATCCCCTACGAACCCTGTGGTATCCAGCACAGTGAGAAAACCCACAAAGTATCGTTTGACGTTCGACATGCACAAAGGACACCTCGGATCATCCTCCATGCCCCTGCGACATGTAAACCAGTTGTCCTTCCATGTTCCGTTTATCCGGGGATTGTGTTCTGTAATGCAGAATGGTTCATCATCAAGGAATATTAAATCCCTCGATGTGTCATTCTTCATGTAGAACCTACGCTGTTTTTTGGTTGCTTCTCTTTTGGCTCGCTCGATATGCTCGCCTTCAAAACCTACATCCCACCATTCTCCAGACATTTCTCTTGCTCCTTTCCTTGTTTACTTGCTTCTTTTCTTTACTTGTTTACGTTCTTTTTCTGGGAACTTTCCCAACAGACGTCATAATACATACGTCATGTTTTTCCTGTCAAGACCAAAATTTCCGCACCCCCAATCGCTTGAAATACTTCCTCTTTAGAAGCATCCCCCGGATCAAGACCTTCCGGCAGTTGAGCATCCAGAATCGGCACAGCCATCTCCGCTCTCCTGCCTATCTCTGTCACACAATCCCTGCCTGCTTTATCCGCATCCATCAAAGTGATTAACCTACCCCCCTCAGGAACAAGTTTGATCATTTTGTCCACCTGTTCCTGACTTGGGTACGAACCCATAACACCAACAACATTCAGACCATACTGCCAGACATTCAAAACATCCATCGGCCCTTCAACCACAACCAAGTCATTACTCTTTCTATATGGATCATCATGCACTCGTTTTGCAAAGAGTTCTCCATAGAGGAAGAACCTCTTTGTAGGTCCTATAAAATCCTCCTCCCTGTTGTGATCTATAAATGGGAAAAACCTTTTATGCTTTCTGTCGAATACATAATTTGTATACTTAATCTGAGACTTATTGGTAGTGTCCCTTCCGATTAAAACAGCAAGCCTCCCTTCCATATCCCGGACAATGAACATAGCCCTTTTGTTGGGCTTATCTACTCCCAGCTCCCACGCCTTCGCAGTATCCAGAAGTATTCCCCTGTGTTTTAAGTAAGCGGACAGCAATCCAGTGAATGGCTCAATATATTGATCTTCAAAAAAAACAGGCTCTTCCTTTTTCCTCATTGTATTCCGGAACGCAGCAATATTTGTAGCCGGAACATTTATCCAGTCTCTATCCACTTTTTTCGGTTGCCACTCCGGAACCAGATCATCAAATCCATTGTTTATAGCAAGCCTTTCAAGCGTGCCACTCGAATGACATCCAAAACAATGATATGGACTTACATCATTCGGATCATCTGATATTGCCGCACCGAAAGACGACCTTCTATCCCCCCTGTAATGGTTTTCAGAAAAAGGACAAGATGCACTTATTTCTTTTCCGCTGCTTCTTATCTTTCGGCAACCCAGACGCTCAAGTAAGTCTCTAGCATTTCTTTCGTCCATCGCACTTCACTTATTAAAGTTACAAAAGCAGATCATTGTCATCATCGCCATCACGTCCAGAAGGATCGTCATCGTCATCTCCTTCTTCATCATCTGACACTCCAGTTCCATATGTCTGTTCTTCAAAGTCCATATTGTCAAAATCCCAATTCGAGAAAAAGTCTATAGGTTCTCCCTCTCGTATTTTCATCGGCTTGAATCCCATTGTCTTGTCGCCACGCATATCATCCTGTTGGTACAAGGCTATAAGCAGGTCGGCATTCCAGCCGATTGTATCAGAGAGAGCCACATTTTCTGCAATAAGAGCAGACCTCGATGCTCCTGCCAGCCTGTTGAATTGCTGGCTCACCACTATTGGAATATTTTTCTGCTTTGCTATCTTCTTCAAATCATCAGCCGTATTGGACACCCTCTCATACCGCGAAAGCCCCTCATTGGTTACAAGATACATCCCGTCTACAAACAAAATATCCGGGCGCACCTCATCCAATGTAGCTTCGATCTCTGCCATATCCACCTTTACCTCGTCCCCCATTATATAAAAGCCTTCTTCGTTTTCGATTTCCCTTACTCGCTTTTTGAATACCTTTTCCTGAAAATCTCCAAGCTGACCTTTTCGTAACGACTTATATGGCATTTTCAAATGGATAGAATAGAATCTGGTTGCAAGCTTCAGCCGGGACATCTCAGTCCCAACGAACAATACCTTCTTCCCGTTCATCCATGCTTCCCTAGCAAGAAGGAGCATCAAAAAGCTCTTACCAGTACCCAGTCTGCCAACAAACACAACCAAATCTCCGGGCCAAAATCCCAGTGTCATTTCGTTCATGGTCGGCCATGGAGTTAATATGCCTCGTTCCCCGTTCTTTATCCTATCGTACAAATCCAGAACTTCTGATCCAACCTTCAGCAAGCTGCCGACCTTGCCGCCTCCCATGTTCTTCTGATATATGCCACGCAATGACCTTTGCACTTCTTCCAGTGCTTCATATGGCTTGCCCACCTTCAGATTCACGCCCATCTTGTCATGGGCTTCTGTAAGATGCTCCCACAAGTGTCGCTTCTTCACCTCCTTGGTCAGCATCTCCAAGGAATCTTTAGGCTCGTTTAATTTTATTTTTGTTTTAATCAGAAGGAACTCTGTGGAAGGAAACTCTCCAAATTCAGTCACATGTTTTTCTATGAACGCAAAAACATGTTTCGGTAACCGCTTCAAATAGTCTGACGTCACACCTTCCTTCTTGGCATATAGGAAGCCTTGGTTGCCTTCGCGCACCAACGCACTGATGTACGATAAATCCAGATCCATATGTCTTTCTCTTTTCTGTTACCTGACCAATCTCAACACAGGAGCTGACTCTTCTATGTCATCCAAAGCCAGAGACGAAATCTCGTCTTTATATAAAAAGTCTTTGCCCGTTCTGAGAAGGTTCTTTACACACGACAAATGATAACCTGCAAACAATTCCCAGTCTTCAGCCTCAGTCCAGAATTTAGCATCCGACCCATCGGTCTTTCCCTTTGTCACAACTTCTGCTACCAGCCTTATAGCCTTTTGATGTGGTTCAATCTTTTTATTACACAAATCGCATTTCACTGTCGCCCTCGCTACCTATAAATTTTTTGATGTTTTCTTTTTCTTGATCCCTATGGGACGGCCCATCAATTTTGATTATAGCGAAGGTTCCTTTCATGGCGCGTACAAATGATGTTTCATACCTCTCCTCCAGTTGTTCTTTTGTGTCCATGTTTGTCGTTATTATCGTAACCTTTTTCTCTTCCATTCTCTCGCGGATAACTGCCTCTATTGTGCGCTCAGTCACTCCTGTTGAGTTCGGGTGTGATGCCTCTTTCCCCAGATCATCCAGAAGCAGAACATCCACATCTCTAGCTCTCTTGGCAATCGTAGTCTCAGGATCATACATCTCTTTTTCAAAACACGCCTGCTGATAATCATATGCACGGATAAACAATCCATTGTACCCATACCTGCGTGCCTCTTTCATGATAACAATAGCCGCCGCAGTCTTGCCCACATCATTTTCCCCGCACAAAACAAGACTGTGCCCCTCAATTACGGCCTCAACAATCTTGTTCAGATAGTTGCGAATGTAGACCTTGTGCTCACCGTCAGATATTTTTTTATAAGATGCCTTTTTATGCCTCCGGGGCACACGCATCCTTCGAATATCATTCCCACTGAGAGTTCTTCTCGGGATCTTCGGTATATATGTGGCCACTTTAGAAGAAGCCAAGCCCTGTTCTCCCTTTTCCACTGTACTCACCTTCTCTTAATACTTTTTTCCTTTTCCCTCCGGGGTTTTTCTTCCCACGCTGGAGTTCCGAAAACCATGAATTGGAGAAATAGCTTATTGTTTTCAAGTCCGGATACCCCTGTATATTATATCTCTCCTGTAAGTCCTCCCACTCTTCAACAACCTTTTCCAGACAATCCAGAACAACCCATGCTCCATACTTCTTTATTAAGTTGCTTACAATACCTCTTTCTTTTCCCTGCCACCTGCCTGCCGCCGCTATCTCTCCCCATTTATCTGTTATTTTAGCACAATATGCCCTCTCGATGTCAGAAACATTTGGATCGCGGTCCTTGCCCTTTGCCTTCTGCTTAGATTTTGCTTCCTTGTATTCTTTCTTCCTCTTATCCCTGATTGCCTTGTTTTTCTGGGCATTCGCCTTTGCCTGCTCTTCTTTTTGCGCAACTTCAGCCAACGCATTAATCATTGCATCAGCATCAGCAGTGTTCTCCACTATTTCCTCACCTTCATACCTCTGGACAATGTACCGGACAAATTTATGCATTTTCCTCTCTTTCATCGAATCCAGAACATCCGGTCTTATCTTTTCATAATGCTCACCGAT